ATATAAATCTATACTATCTATGATAAGTATGTAAAAGATAATAAAAACAGTAAGTTAGAAGATAAATTTGTTAAAAATAAATATATGCAAACTATGCAATCTATGTTACGGCTTACCAGATCTGTACAACTGTTTCATACTATCTATGTCATCTATGACGCTGAGTTACGGCTTACCAGTTTGGTAAGATGAAAGAAGATTTAAAATAATTCTTGACGAATTGCAGACAGGAAGGTATAGTTATCACAACAAAACGAACTGAGGGTAAGACGATGAAACTGATTAGCGAAACTCAAAACCGTAAAGTCTGGAAAGCAGAAAATATGTTTATCGTTGGTACTGATGCATCAACCGCGTGTAAATACATTGTCGTTGATACCGTAAAAGGTGAAACCGTTCTTCGTACCAATAGTCTGCGTGAAGCACTGGCGTATGAAGTTGAATCACAACATTCCGCTGAAACCCTGCTTGCTAATAGCGCCCTGCATTACGCGTCTGGTCTGCGCAACCCGAACGGTGATTTTTCACAGCGCCCGATGGATGCCGTGCAGCGCGAGTTCAACGAGTGCGCCCACAAATTAGGGCGTGATGATCTGGCCATAAATGGCACGTTCACGCGCCGCAATGTGCTGGCAGATAAGTTTGAAGAAATTGCCGCATCACTGGCATAACTAACCCGCCCCGGCAACGGGGCTTTAACTATAAGGAACAAATCATGTGCGAATGCATGAAAAAACTTGGTGACGAACTTCAACAACGACTGATGGAAAAAGTGCCGCAGGGCGCAGAAGTCAGTACCAACATATTTGACAAAGTGGGCTGGGATAACCAGTGTCTGGGGCTGTCATCCGGGAACATCTACGTCATGCTGAAATATCGCCTGGCGTATCGTGCGCCGAAGAAAAACGGCGAACTGGCGAAGAACTTCACGCGATTAGAAACTAACGTGAAAATGTCTTATTGCCCGTTCTGTGGTGAAAAGCAGGAGTAAACGCTGATGAAACGTTGTGGCGTATGTAACGGTTATCAGGGTGAACCAACACCTGTGAAAGTGGGTGATAAGGTTGATTTTGTAATCGAAAAAATAATAGGTTGCAGTATTCGAATGACCACCAGAACCGGAAAACTCATGTTGATTAAAGAGAATGGTTTCAGCGTGATTTACCGTGGGACAGTTTACCACGCTGATTCTGTTTCAAGCCCTGCTGATCCGTCTCCGATCAGTCTGGCTATGTTCGGGCGCTGTACCTGTAAAGAGGAATCATTATGAAATATATGTTTGAAAATCGCCCTATTGGGGGTATGACCTGGAATGAACTTCAGGAGGCAACCTGTCACGGGGCGCTTGTTTGTGACAAAGTTCGTGATGTTGAAAAAGCGGGTCCAGTTTATAAACTTCGTGATCCATGTAGTGAAGAGATCTGTTTCGTATATACAGATGAAGCTGAACAATTCAGCAACCCCTATCGCACCATCGAAGAAGCTGAATTAGCCAGTAAAGAGTATGCGCGGCGTCTTTAACCCAGTGAACCGATATCTTCCGGCAAACTGTACTGTACCCGGCACCTGCAGTTAATCGTATTCGATGCGCTTCCGTTAGGGTCACGAGGGAACATAAGCGGCCCTAACGGTGTTGAAAACGGTCTGTTCATTGGGATCCACCCGTTAGTTTCCCCGGCGCTAATATGTGCATCACGAGTGCGTGTATCGTGACGATATAACCAGCGCTTTAACAGTTCGTTACTGATAGCCCCGGTGATCTGCCCTTCACGAATTGCCAGATCCTGACCAACAGATGTTGCACGTAATGACTCAGTACGTGCAATTGTCTCTGTGCGCTGTTTTACATAGCGTAGGCGGGTTTGTTCAATAATCTTATCAATCTGGCTTTCAGACAGTTTCCCGGCGCTTACAGCGTTTTTTGCGCTATCAGTCACGGTGGTTAAGTTGTTCACATAACCTGCTTCACCTTTTTCAAGCGCAGCACGCAACCGCTGAACGGTTTGTTCCTGACGACTGGTTAACCCGATACTGGAACGAAAATCACGGGCAATCTGGCGCGGGTTGCGCCCGGTAATAACACCCTGGTTCACGGCAATCTGAACAGCCTTCACCGTTTCATCGCTTACTTCGCGGATCATCTGTCCAACATAGTTATTGATGTATGCGCCAACACGGGGATTAACCAGGCTGAAAACCACGGGTGCTGTAACTGCTGCTTTCGGTAAAACCTGAACGACCACACGACCTGATTCAGCTATCGCATTTTCGATAACGGGCCGTAGCTGTGCGCTTAACTCATCCGGGAGAGTGTCAAGAATGGGAAGTAACCCGCTAATACCCTGAGTTTCAATAATGTACTCAAGGTTCGCTAATGATTCGCTACGGCGCACGTTTTCCCACACGATGTTCAGTGCTTCACGGATCCGTAAGTCATATTTATCAGCAATGTCCGGGTATGGGTCTTTCATAGAAAAGCCTCAGCGTGGTTACTGAGGCTTATTGTATCACAGGTTAATCATACGTTGACCAACTTCACGATCGGTTGCGATCAGAAGGCGCTGGAGTTTGGCAACGTAACCAGATGGGAAAGGTTGAGAAAGAACAACATCAAGCATTTTGATCGTGTTCGGCATTGTCATTCGTTGCTTCAACGCCTGTGCACAACGTTTCAATGCTGTATTTGGTTTATCTTTATTCATCGCAATACACAACTGCAATGTTACAACTATATCGATAAACTCATGTACACCGATCACTTTCGGATGATCTGCAGGATAACCGCTATATTCTGCAGAACGTTCTAAATTATGACTGAAATTCACGTTTAGTCACCCCTTGTAAACGGTTCTTCACTTCCCTGATCTGTTCTTCCAGGTGTTCTACTGCTGCTAATGCACGTTCATAATCAAGTTCCAGATCGCGAAGTAATTCAGAATCTGAGCGCTTTTGTCCGACCATATTTATAAACCCTTAGTGACTGTAATTCTCTTGCGAGATTTAATAGATCTATGGTGTCTAATTTATATTCACCATTGTTTTTAATGATCGTTGAAATTTTATAATTTTCAACTGGTTTATAATCCGGTTCACGATTCATTGGTGTTACACATGACCGTGGGATTTCATCAGGTTTAAAACCTTTTCTTAACCAGTATTTAAACAGTCGCACTGATACACTTGCACGCTCTGGAGTTTTAAAAACCCCAAGATGGCATTTCTTTTGATTTACATGAACGCCTGCTGAAAAACCAGTAGTGCTATAATATACACCCGGAAAACCCTTCATAACTGTTCCCCCCTGGTCACGCGCCACACGCTCAATTAAACGGCATGTGGCTTTAGGTTTATCAAAATTATCAACCCACTGTTCCGTATATTGTAAGTCGTCAGTGAATACCGATTTATCACGGTCACAGTGAATGATAATCATGCTGTGTTTTACCATAAGGTGAAACGCCTGCAACTCACTTATCATTCAGATATTCCTCAGCGTGCAACGCAGCATAGGCGATCATATCTTCCAGACTGTCACGGTGTGGTGTTTCAGTATTTGAATAGAAACGAACTGCTTTAAGCAGTGTCAGGAATAACCAGCCTTCACCCGGTGTTAAATCGCGTTTAGTGATCGCATTAAACGCATTAACGATTGCAGCCGCTGAACGTTCTTCACCTGATTTGTCGTACTGTTTACCACGTTCAGCCAGAAGTTGTGCAGCCTGATTTAATAATTCCGGCGCGGTTGATGGTTGTTCAATGGGAGTGAATAAGTGTGTCAGGTGTAAATCTGCTAATGACGGTTGTTTATATTTTGTCATTTCGTCAACGCTTAACCTGGTAGCGTAACCACTTTCGATTAACTGGTCATCATCCCACCCGTTTGCAATAAATTGCTCATACGTGTTACGTCCGGCTTTCGGTGTCATGATTAACCTGTCGTCAGCTAACGTGGGGGTGTTCGGACGTTCTTCGACAGTTCGCCATAAAGCAGGGTCAGACATTGTATATTCACCCCCACATTTAATTCTTACCATGCGAACACCGTTCTTTATTCCTTCAGACCAGAAATGATTTGCATAAATGCTATTTCGCATCGGTACAACAATACAGGTCGCCCAGTCAGGCGCTTTACTCCAGTCGAAAAGATTCATCGTTTGTTCCTCGTTGGTTATAAATAATTCTTGACAGATTACACTACAGAACGCAGTATTGCAAGTGTCGAAACACAACGAGGAACTAACCAATGTCTAATCTTTACATTCAACGACTCACTAACCTGGCTGTGATCCCAACGCGGGAAACGGCTGATAGCGCCGGGATGGATGTTCGCGCGTGCCTGTGGTCTGAAACCGTAACAATCTACCCGCCTGCAGGCGCTAAATTCGAACGAAAACCCATTGAGGGGATTATTGGTATCTATCCCGGTGAACGCGCCCTGATCCCCACGGGTTTGAAAATGTCTGTCGATGCTGATCACTGTATCAAATTTTACCCTCGTTCCGGCCTCAGCCTGAAAAATGGTATGACGCTGATCAACTGCGTGGGCGTTGGTGACCGCGATTATCCCGGCGAATATTTCATTACCCTGGTCAACCATTCCCACAAAGTGTTCATGCTGGAACATGGCGAACGCTGCTGTCAACTGATGGTGGAACGCGTTGAACCTGTAACAGTGGTTGAAGTGGAACAGTTACCCGGCGTTGAAAGTCAGCGTAAAGGCGGTTTCGGATCAACGGGGCGTAAATGATGACTAATCGTGAATTGCTGATCAATGCGGCCCGTGCTGGCGAAATCGCGGGCAAGTATTATATCGCGTATGGCGAGCGGGATATAAACGAAGGGATCGATATCGGTGGTGGTCGTTTGTGGAACCCGCTTATCAATAACGCTGATGCTTTCAGTTTGATGGTGCGCCTGTATTTGGATCTGGATGCTAGAGACTATGGTATTTTAGTTAATAATCCAGATACTGGTGTTCGTTATAAACAACTTGTTGCCCGTGGTGAAGATCGTGAAAAAGCAACCCGTTTAGCGATCGTTAACTGTGCTGCAATTATTGGGGAAAACTTATGAAACTTTTAGACATTTTAATTCAAGAAACAATAAATGGTCAATTCATTTGGCCTAAAGGTGCTGACGAAGTCCGGCAATATCCGAAAGATTTTGCAGGTAGAACAGCATTTATAAAGAACGGCGGTGGTTTAGTAAAAGAAATGATACTCCCAATCGCAGATGATGCTTCATTGTTTAACAAAGTTAGTTTTTTAAAGTATGAACAGTCATTAACTATGGTTAAGTTAGGCATTCCAAGTATCGGGGCTTCCGTTCAATGGAATACCGGTAACGAATGGATAACGGTTACTGTACTAGGCGTCAACGGTAACGAAGTGTGGGTTAAGCCTGAAGACGGTTCTGAATCGTTTGTGGTTAATGACGACGATTTCAAACCACTGCCTGATGAACGTGATTTGGCGGTTCAACAAATGTTCTATGATTTACCAGAGAATATGCGACCTGGTAAAGATGTTCGTGAAGCAATTTACGATGCTGGTTATCGTAAAGTTAAACCGCTACCTGATGAGAATCAGACTATTAAACAAATCGCAGATATGATTGGTAAAGGTTCTACAGCACTAGAAGATGCTGATTACATTTATCGTAGTATCATATCAGGATTAATTAACACGCCATGCAGGTGCGACTCATGACCATTATGAAAAACGGTGTCGGGGATGTGGTGGCGTTTCTCCCGAAAGTTATCATTACGGATCCGTCACTGGTTGACTATCCGCGAACCACGCCACAAGCTGATGCAAGTTATACTGACCTGTGCGACGATATAATCCGTGGTTGTGATATCGGTATAGAGAAGTTGCAAAAACTGCGTCAAGAGTACGAACAGCGGCGGGTTATGGCAGCAATGGGTGTTCCGCCAGTATTCGACGTTTCAAAATAATTCTTGACGGATTACACATGGACGTGTACTGTTAAATCAATAACTGATTAAGGAGGTTTGAAATGTTCGTAATCCTGTGGATCCTGTTTAGCGCTCTGGTTGGTGCCTTTGCCAAACGTACCGGGCGTAACCCCGGAACCTGGTTCTTCATTGCGGTTTTAATCAGTCCCGGCATCGGTGCAATACTGCTGTTGATCGGCTGGTTGCTGAATGGTTCGGTGAAAAAAGAAGTTGTGAGCAATCACAAAATGTTCGGCAGTTATGAAGCGGCTTATAATTACGTGACCGATAATTACAACGTCGATATGTATTATCGGTCACAGGTTGCTTCTGAAATTTATCGACTGGCCCGCAACACGGACGACTGCGATCAAATCGTTGCAAATTATGTGGGGTGATCATGACATACAACCAGAAAGTTTATTCACTGATAGCAATCATATTAATTCTGTTCTGGTCGTTGGTGTTTTGGGGTCTGTTATAGACCCCTTTTTTATTTAATCAATAGACGGTAAACCGTCACCAGTTTTATCAATTCCCGCTGTTGGTAATCCCGCCTCTTTATACACGAATTCCTGAAGTACAGGATCCGGGAATACTGGTGCGCCAGCCTGCGCCAGACGTGTAAGCGCCGTGGTCAGTGTTTCAATACTGTCTTTACTGATTGAGCCAGCGCGTAACGTTGGTTTATATTCATCCGGGAACGCGTTTAACGTCCACAGTTGCGGGATTAACTGGCGATTAATGCACTCAACGTTACTATCAATGCGAGACTGCATTGCACGGATCCACAGTTCTGTACGGCTTCCCAGATTTGCCTGGTTGCCTGTATTCCCACCTGTACCAAAAAACATAAAGTCGGCCAGCAATGCACGAGCAATACTGGTATCCAGACGTTTGATTGTCCGGTCTATATCCACGGCGTTAGACTGTTCAGGGGTCAGGAATTCCAGTTTAACCTGTTGTTCACCACCATATGTGGTAACGCCTGTCTCACTGTCAAAGCCGTTGACATAGGGTTTTGAGTAAATAACCAGACCAGACTGTTCATTGCGTTTAATGTTGGCAACGATGGTTTCAAAATCATCAATCATCGCCTGTGCTGCTCTGCGTTTTTCTTCCGGGACGTTCGGATCGCTTGCAGCATTTTTAATATCGCTATTAACAGTGATAACCGGGAAACCTGTTCCGCGCTCTGCCAGAATCGCTTCGATCTCAAGCTGTACTTTTTTGTAATACCACGGACGATATGCGGTGCGCAGCAGTGATAAACCTTCCGGGTTACCTTTGTTCGGCGATGAAATCAGATGTAGCGATCGTGACCGGGGGATCAGTTTACTGATATTGGTTGACGGTTGACGCTGGTAAATACCAGTAACATAACCTGTCGGTTCTTCAATTTCCCAGCCGTCGAGCGTTTCAGCAGCAACCGGAACCAGACGGGTGATACCCACGGAACCATCGGGTAAATCTTTAACCCATACGTCATACCAACCCCAGCCGAAAACATCGGTATCGGTCCAGGTTTGAACGAACGCTGACCAGGTGTCATCAGGTAATGCACCTTTCGGATCGCCCATCTGGTTTTCAATGGTGTTTTGCAGCCATTGAGCATATTTAACAGCTTGCGGATCGTTCTTGTCTGACGGGTCAAAAATCCACTGTACGGAACGGTAAACGCTGTTCATGGCGAACAGTACACCACCGATCGTTTCATCGTTCTCCGCCATCTGGCGAAGGATACGACGACCCTGTTTACCGTTGAGTTTAGGTAAAAAGTCATCATTAACCTGGTTGCCTGTGCGACTGTATCCGGCAACGGCTAGTTGTTCAAATTGGTCATCTGCCATCTTCACAGGCTCCACGGGTTTATTCTTAACGTATGTTATATCAGGCGGGTTAGTTTTGCACGGGGTTAAAATAATTCTTGACGGATTGCAGATGTGCGGTTATGCTTTGAGCATGAACTGAACAGAGGGTGAGATGATGTACAAGAATAACTGGGATACTTTTACTTACTGGCGAGCACAGTTGGGTTTTGTAGCCGCTTATTATTTCATTAAAGATTTACGCGATCAATACTTAGGGTTTAAAGAGGAACAAGCGAAATGAAGGTAACCCGACTAAATATTACTGCGTCAGATATCAAAAACATCGTTGACGGTAATAGTAAGCCCATAAATATGGATGAAAACGAAACACCATATCAATTTTTAGCCCGTGTTTACAACGAAATAGCACTTTCAAAAATGAATCTTATTAATGTTTTAGAACAAACAATACCACACATTCGTGAACAGGCTAAAGTAGATGGTCATGCGTTTGGTACTTTACAGTTAATCAAAAAGACATTGGGGGAAGCATGAAAACTAATCGTCAGGCACGGTTACTACTGGCTGATAAATATAATCCGTTCATCGGCGTGAATATCAGCAACCATAAAACGATGTTCTTCGGGCGTACTACATATTGCCGCAATCGTAAAATGAATATCGGTCAGGCACGTTGGGCGCGTTATCGTCGTCTGATTAAGTTACTCGGATACCCGGAGGCATAATAATGACTTACGAGCAGTATAAACAATTTCTGACAGTTCAGGGTATGACGTGCATGGCTCACTATATGGGAACAGGTACTGAGACAGGTTGCCATATGTTTAATCCTGATAACGGTCTTAACATTGAAATTAGTTATGATCGCGAAAGTGAGCGGGTCACGGCAGATGCTTCAGTAACAATTCCCGGTCTTATGAACCCCGTGTCAACTGGTCGTTTTAGTCAACCGTGGTCAAATGGTGCCTTTATAAATCAGTGTCGGCGTCTGACCCGTTTGAAACGGATTATCGGTGAACAAATCAGAGAGGCAGAATAATGAACCATGTAAACGCCATTCACTGCAATGACGAATATCAGTGCTCGCATTGTGGTAAGTCGTGGGATATCCACGAGGAAGCGCCGGACTGCAAAATGACACTGGTCGGACTGTCAAAAACAAAAACGGTCGATTATTTTGGGTTGCAATTAATCGTACCGCATTGTATCAATTTCATTGCTACTGATTCAGACGGTGCGATTTATGGTTTTAAAAATGAACCATCTGATCTTGTTTACTGGAAACCTGCCGATAATCACGGTCAGGACTGGTATATGATAGCAACCGTAAACCTTCATGGTCTTGACTGGCGGGAGACGTTACGCAAATGCTGATCGGATACGTATTAGTCATCATCCTCAACAGTTCAGCAATCGAACCTATGAATGACAATATTCAAACGTGGGCTGAGTGTCAGGCAGCATTGAAAGTTGAACAGGTCTATCATCCTGAAAATAAATACGGCTGCGCTGACGTTTACCGCGACGAAAACGCCCCGGAGTAACGGGGCTATTCATTTTAAGGCGTCGGTACAAGCTGTTCGGCAATCAACAGCACCTGTGTAGCAGTAAACGCTGCACCGTTACTGACGATCGTCAACTCTGTACCGTTTGTTGCAATATTCCCATCCTGGTCGATACTCAGGAACGTTCTGAACGATACATTATCACTGGTCACGCTACTATCTCGTGAATAAGTCAGTGTGTTACCTGTTGTACCGATAAAATTTAGGGTCATGCTGCGGTTTTCGGTTGATCCCGCCCACGAACCAATCAGGTTAAGTTTAAAATTAACCGTCATGTTCTGGTTGAATACGTGCAGTTTGTTGTCAGTGGTGTTGAAGAATGGCGCTAACGTACCACCGCTGGGGGTGAGTGCTTTCAGTGCGTTAATCAGGTTGATCGCCGATCCGGTTGGAATAACCAATGAGATACCCGACCAGGTCACCTCTGACTTCTGGCGCATGTAAGATGCACCCTGTAGACTATCCAGAAAATCCTGTTCACTTCCTGTGTTACCCTGCTGTAGCCAGATGTCATAAGCGCTTGCCCCGCTGGTAATATCAACATCGCTGACATACTGGAAAAAACGCACCGGGTTATGACTCTCACCCGGTAAAACGGTTGTTGTACCGTAAAGAAATTTACCATCACTCAATGCATCGTTGATTTTGGTCAATAAATCGTTACTGGTTTCACTACTCAAGAGTGTTAGCGTGGTCATTAGAATATACTCCCGTAATCTGGTGTTCCGACAGCGTTTACTGTACCTGTAAACGATTCTTCCTCGAATTCTACGCGCTTCGGTGATGTAGCAATAACGGTTGCGTCGAAAAAGTTAGGTGATTTAGAACCATTTGGTTTTTTATCAATAACGATTTTTCCCGCACCATTAGTGCTATACGTTGGCTGGCACAACTCGGCCTCCAGACGCTGCGCGTTTTCTAGTCCGGGATCAATCAGAATAATCTCATCAGGATCCTGTGGTTGACCTTCAACGTACCATTTATAAATTCTCTGACAACGCATACGCAGCGCCCATGACGCCTGTGCTTTATAATTGCTGAAATAATCTTTGTTTGTTTTACGGTCTTTATCGCCCGGTATCGTTCCGCCGATAATATCACCGCCAGGGTTGACTACTTTTCCGTTCGGTAGCCACGGGCGAACACGGAACCGCAACGTATCCTTACGATCGTTAGCCGCTACTTTAACGCCCGCGCCTACGCCGTTTACTTCATACCAGTATTCATCAACACCGATCATGTTCGCAGCATTCAGCATACCAGGTGCGGCCAGTTCAGCGCTGCGGTGGTCAAGTTGCAAATGAGTGATAAATACACCGTGAGCAACGACTAGTGCGCTCGCATCTTCACCACCGTCTGCGGCATCCTGCCCGGCAATGCGTTTGCCTGTTGGTGCAAGCAGACCGTTTGCTTTACGCCACGCGATATCTTTGAACGCATCGAATGCGGCCCGCGCCCATTCAGCTTTAATGAGTACACCCTGAACGGCAGCAGCATAATCGCGGTCAACTTCCTGTGCAAAAATATGCTGTAGACCTTTTTCAGCGAATGACTGTTTTTCTCGTTTATACCATTCGTCATCTTTCGCCGGGTGATCGCGCCAGTCCAGAACCATGACGCGCAATTTACCACGGGGTATTTTCTTACCCGGCTCCCATTCAATACCTGCTTTACGGTTACGATAAAAAACGTTACCGACACCGTTAACAGAACTGATATCGATACGAACGTTGGTGTTAGCTGACAATGACGCTTCGATTAGTTCAGGGCGATCAACGTGTGCAGCCTCATCGAGAAAATAAATTGATTTACGACCACCGCGCCCGATGTTATCCCCGGCCTCACCAGTGATTGTTGCACCGTTTTCCGGGTTGATACATTTCATGAACGTCAGGTGATCTTTTTCACGGTAACCAACCGGGCGTAATTCAGGAGGTAGAGCGCGGATAATCTGCCTGATTTTTTCAAATATGCTGTCAGGATCCCCTAGTTTATCAACAAGCGTTTCTTTACGTGACCCCCAACCAACCGACGAACCGGGACGATAGAGCCAGGCCCACACGGATAACCCGCAGGCAACCCACGTTGCGCCATAGTCGCGGGATTTTTCCCATAATCCTTTTTCTTTATCTTCGAGCGCTTCATAAACGAACTGAATCATATCGATCTGACGCTCAAACAGACAGAACGGCATGTTCGGCGGAAATTCTGTACCAACGTTACGCGGGTCATAAGTAAACGCCCAGTCGAGGATGAACGCCACCGGGTTAGTTTCGTAATACTTTTTCAGTACCGGAATGATCGCCCGATCGGTGCGCATACGATTTATCAGGTTGATACGGTCGATGTAACACTGACGATAATCAGGCCGTGGTTCACCTTTGCGCCAGATCCGTTCATCTTCTGCGTAAGCGTCCCGCCAGCGCGGGTACTTGTGAATGTTGCCAGCGAATTTATTCATTGTGATGTTCCGTTTTCAACAGTTCTGTACAGTTTACCACGGGTTATCGTAGCTGGTATCGGTTAAAATAATTCTTGACGGATTGCAAATGTGCGGTTATAGTCTTACATATAGACAAAATACCTGATCAAGTATGTAGTAACCCGGTAATGTCCGGCTGAAGATACCGCTGATTGTCAGGCGCTACGGTGAGTATAAAGCGTAACTCACTCCACGAAATCACACACTATGCGCTATCTGATTGATAGTGGTTCCTGCGGGGATTGTGAGACTAGTTGCGACGGGTTAAAGAGATATTTTGTCACCATCTAACAGCGGGGTAATCATTATGATTGACTTATTAGATAAAATATTAGCAACCCTTTTAGCCGTCTGTTTATTTCAAGGCGTAATTTGCTTCTACATACCGTCTGTCTGGCGACTGAAACACTCGTTCGCAATTATGTATGGGCCGTTTTTCATTTCACTAATGATATTCGCCTTCTGGCTTATCATCAAAGTAATATGGGGTTTATGATGGCTAACACTGACGGAAAATTAGTGGTGATGGTTTCTATACCAGTCACACACTACGTTGAACTTAAACACTCGCTTCAAACGGTGCTGGACACGTTCGGGCGTACTGATGGTGTTTGTGTAACGACGCAGACAAAGCAACACGTTTTGCAGAATATCCGCGAACTGCTGGAGCGGCTTGAACATGAATAACTCACCCTGGCGTTTCCTCCTGACACCTGATGATATGGACACGATCACCGCGTACAGTGTTCAGCCGCGTTGTATCTTATTATCACAGTATGCATCGTTGTTCATGATGCGCTCATGGCAGATCGTGCAAAACACACTGAACAAAATTGAATACCAGTCAAAGAGGGGTTATTAATCGTGAATAAAACACAAGATGATGAAGCAGAAATGCAGATGGCGATGGTTCGTCTTTGTCGCGTTAAAAATAATGCAAATGAAGTATGGTCTGAAATGGAACGCTTGTTCCCTGATTATTCGTTACTTCAAATACGTGCGGCGGTAAGACCGTTAATAGTTCGTATGATGAAAAGTCTGTAATCTATCGTGTGGGTAATTAAACATGAACTTTGTTAAGCGTCTTTTTTGCAAACATCAGTGGTATCTGTTCAGAACCATTCACGGGGATGAACGCAATTACGCGACCGAAGAACACCGCTGTAAGATATGTGGTAAACGTCGCTATTCTGGCTGTAATTTTAAGGTGCACAAATTATGAAAGACGATCGTTACGAATTGGCTGAACGACACGGTATGTCGAAAGAATTTATTGACTGGTTTTTCGACAAGAAAAAGAATGATTGCGGTAACGTCTGGTTCATGATGATGGCTGCAATGTGGGAGGGCTGGAAAGCCAGCCGGGAACAGTTCATGGTTGAATTGCCAGATACTTCATTCATCGTAATACCAAAAGATGTAAGTCGTGCTAACTGTTACCGTCAGGGTGTTCAGGATTGCATCAGAGTCCTCAAAACTGCTGGTATCACTGTTAAATCAGACTAACCCCATAGCCACCCCGGAAATCCGCACTACTCTGGGGGAAACACTGGAGGGTGCGGAAATGTTCAGATTCGTTTTAAAACTTTTAGCAATAATGGTTGCCTGGTTCGTCATACAGTCTGCGTATGATTTACGTGTTCGCAGCCAGTGTCATGATTATCAAAGGATTGCTCAGACTACCACCGTTTACAGCAACGGCATCTGTTACGCAATAGACAGTACGGGACGGTTTAAAATAATTCTTGACGGATTACGAATTACCCGATAGACTTCTGGTTGTACACACAACCCGGAGTCAACAAAATGTCCATCTATCATGTTGGTCAACATGTGGAAATCACCAATCCACAACTAATCGACGTCCTTGCACGGCGCAAAACAAAACCTTTCGGTCAGATTATCGCTATCGATCCACAAGCTGAATACCCCGTAAAAGTTCGCATCACCGACGATACGGGGTTTCAAATTCCCTTCCTGTTCGACGGTGAACACTGCGATTACACCTTTTCGTTTACCTGGTCCGGGCAGCACGACCACCGCAGCCTGTCACCTGATTTTGCGGTGCTGAACGTATGACCGCATGTATCGTAAATGGAAAACGCTGCACCAGTTGTTGTAAAGCTATTCGTCTGGATAAAGATGCTGTTGAACATTTACCATTCAACACATCTGAAGATGCGGTATTTGTTTTAAACAACTGGGTAAGGATAACAACTGATGAAGCATTTAATATAAACCCATACCTGAAAAAAAGATTTTCAGAATATCAGATCATCACGGGGGTATTTTTTAAATGTAACCATTCAAGTGAAAATGGTTGTTCTGTTTATAACAACAGACCGCCTATTTGTCGAGGATACCCTATGTACAGTCGTACAGTGAAAGAATTCACAAACATAGAACCAGAATATGACCCACAGTGTAATCAGTGGCCTACAATAAAGGTGATAAACGTATGAAAATTGCTCTGTTATCCCACTTCATCAGCCTGTTTAGTACTGGTCAAAAACTGTGGATCGAACCACCGCAGGTTACCCAACAGTTACCGACCAAACAGCCGCGCCGTAAAACTGGTGTTGCACGGTCCCGGCGCGATGCACGGAAAAGAAGGAACCGGAAAATGATTGACGAATTTAAGAAAATCGCCCCAGCCATCGTTGAAAATGTAAAACTGCGCATCACCGCTGACATGACTGAACAGCAGATCACGATGGTTATTCACGAAGAAATTGTTTCCTACTTTACCAAACAACAGCAGATGTTCGTTGAGTACATGACGTTCAATGAAGATCAACGCGCTACTTTCGCTGCGGTGATGTATGACGTTCTGGCACCCCTGGCGAGCAGTTTCAAAGATATGGTTAATCCTAAGTACGCAGCATACGTTGAACGTACTGGTAAAACAGGCGCTTTGAATTTTATCACTAACGCGTAAAATATTTGTCCGGTAACGTCCGGGCTTCTTTTTAAATGGTAGCTAAACCGGTTTAGTTTTCGCTGTGTGCGATTTTCTCGCATAAAACATATCAACGTACTGCCTACCTTACTTCAACGCCTTCTGATACAACTGTGCGATATCTTCAATGCTGGCACCATCAGGCACTGTCTGAACCAGATTACCAACTGCCCCGGACAGTTCCACACGCTCAACGCTGTTCCCGGTGATTTTATCCAGGTTCTCCGATGCTTTCGCCCGCGTCTTGGGATCGAACAGTTCACGCGTTTCCAGCGTGTACCCGCCCAACAGATAACGTTTGTAACGCACCACGTATTGCTGCAGGTGGTTCGGAATATCGTCGGTGCTGTTCACCCACAGGTGTTTGCATTCGTCATCGTCAGTGCCGGGGATCACTACACGTTTGCAAAACGGCTCCAGTAATTCTTCAGCGGTACTTGCCGCACGCTTCCACCATTCGACACGAGACGATAATGATTCACCGACAGATTCCAGCGCATGACTTCCCATTGCGTCGAGATAGTTTAACACCTTCGTATTCGACAGCAGACGGTGTGCGGTCGTCGCTGCAGCCGCCTCAGTGTTATGACCCGGATAAGACCTTAAAACGCACTGAGCATTACTCAGACCGTTATTTGCGCGATCTAGCCACAGGTTGGCGAAGTTGAGCTGTTCAGGACTTAATTCCAGACTGGCACGTTTCGCACGATCTGAAATTTTCATAAGCTAGTTTCCTCTTACCATTTTGGTTAATTTTGCACAATTTATCACGGATTGTCTACAACATACTTTAAGTCGTTGATAACATTGAAAATCATAGATAGTATGGTATTTTCCTATAACTTTTTAATCCCTCCTAGTTTACCTTGTTTCAGCTTACCAGTTTAACTAACCTAACTATACCTACTTTATAATTTCTTATATATCTATAC